GTATATCTCTGGCGGCTGATAGTAAAAAATGTTGTCAGGAATATTATTAGGGTTTGTGTAAGGCTGATATTGCTCGTAACCAAAAGGACTATCAGATGGCATATAAGCAGAGTAATCAACTAATGGAGGGGTTTCGTAATCCTGAACCAACATAGGATAGTAAGGATTGTCTGGTCTTGGACTATCTGATACACTTGTTCTAGATAACTCTGGTATACCTGTTGATTCAACTACAGCACCAGAAGGGCTTTCGGCAAAAGTCTGCCACCAAGCCTTTCCGTCATCTTCTTTCCTTACCTCTCCTGCTTTCCAAGCGTTAAATTTATCCATTGCCGAAATCCATTCATCTTTAGGAGCGTCAGCAGATGGTAAAGTTACACCCGGAACCTTGTCATACTTTAACTGTTTAGCGTGTGCTAATATTTTGTCATGGTCTTTTGACCAAGCATCTCCACCACCTAATCCTAGTGATCCTGAACTCATTAGTGCATCCTCTCTTTTAAGTCTTTAGTGTATACAATGTATGTATCTTTCCAATCTGGTAACATTTTTTTCCATCCTTTTCTGCCCCATAACTCTAAAGAGGAGCATTCATTTTTTAAAGCGTATGAAGCAAGCATATCACTAAACTGGCTATGCACTTCTTTAAATCTTTCTCCTGCTAAAGCAATAGTTCTTAATACTTTTTTCTGAGGAAATTGTATTATTTGTGTAACCATAGAAAGAATAATTTTTTTATCTTCAGTTACAATCCATAACTGCATACTGCCTGATATTAAATTACTAAGGTAGTCATCTGTTCCTAGTTCACCCTCGCTATGCTGAATTACTTTAGAAAGTAGTGGCGCTACATTATCCCAAATATATGGTACGTCTTCTGGCTCTACAATAGTAGCCTTCATTTAAATCTCCAGTTACCAAAGACCATTACCTTGCCGTCATTACGAACTGTTACACCAGTATCTATGGTTTCTGTAATAGGTCTAACCATCATTAACTCATAATAGTTTTCTGTGGCATAGTTAAACGTAGCCATAAATGGCAGGTCAATTAAATTAGCCGCACTAACAGTAACCAGTGCCAATGCAAATACATATAACTCTTGATCGTTTTTCTTTACGAAGTCTTCCCATCTGTCCCATTCGGACTTGGTTGTTTGTCCTCTGTCCCACTGCATTGTTTCGCAGGTTGCTGATCCTCTGCCGTTTCCAGTTCCCACAACTCCCTTGTACGAGCAAGCAATGTCTCCATACCTCTTTGCCAATGCGCTTGTTCCGTTGAGGTGGTACTCAGATACGACAACTGGCTTACCAAGCCTAAGTGCTTCTTCGATACTTTTTCTGAATTGTGACTCACTCAGGTTAAAACCAGTTTGCAAATAGATAACGTCTGCTTGAGCATAGTATTCAGGTTTGACTCCGGGGGTTAGGTGTACACCGATAGGCTTGTTAACACCTTTGTTTCTAAGGTTCTGTATTAATACGTTTACTTCTTGTGCTGAGTAATACTCATCGCACTCAAGGCATACAACGTAATGACTGACTAGATCATCTACTGCGTCTACTACTTGGTTCTGATAGTCTATCTGATTCTGTAGCCCCTGCTTGTAGGCTTGTGGGCTGTCATCAGATATAAGCCACATTACAGGAGCCAGATTTTTATTACGCAACCTAGTAAGACGATCACGCCAAGCAACTCTATTAACACTACTTACCTCTCTAAACGAAGAGTCATAACTTCTAGCCATTACATCAACGTGTGTATCACCGTTAGCGTTTAACTTTTCTATAACTACGTCACGCCAGTGATTGCTTGTTTCATCTGACAGCCAGTTTAATGTGCTGTACTTATCTCTTTCTATTAAAAATGTAGATTTATAGTCTGCATATACATTAGGAAAGTTTTGTCCAAGCAGTGCCAATGTAAGCATAAATACCAACACCGCTACCGGGGTTCCAATTCGTACCATCCGCATATCTTATATCACCATCTCTAGGTTTTTCTGGTTCAACATTAGTTTGCTCTAGTCTTAATTGAGCCACGTTATATATAATGTCACCCAGTTTATTTAACTCTCTAATAACAAACTCACCCAAGTATTCTGGATTTTCTGGTATTGATCCGGGCTGATAGTAGGTTACACTTTTAACAGTCTTTGAAGGTATAGACATTAGTAAGCCCTGCTACCTCTTCGTCCAGAATTTTGCACTTCAAAAGCCAACCCCTCTAACCTCCACTCTGCATCACTATCAGATTCAATACGAATACCATATAGTTTTCCTGTAGCCCTACATGAAATTTTAGACTGAGAGTCTGGGTTAAATTGTATTGGGCCTTCCCAACTTACCGCTTCTTCAGTAGACATTTGTGTTCCAATATAAACATCAACTGTTTCATTTTTGTCTATTGTTACTTTAGGCCAAACTGCTTTTATATGTTTAACGCTTGATTGGTCTGGAGCATTTTGTTCATCCATAGTGTAACCTGTGCGTTCAATATAAGAGTGCATATTAACTCCATCAGCCTTGAATCCAACTCTATCTCTGTATACTTTTGTATTAGTTGGAGAAGCAAACACCAGAACATTTTCTACAGTGTTCCAGTTAGATGCCCATCGCCCATCTACGGTAGTCCATGTTGGAGTTGCCGTTGCCCAAGTTGATAAAGCAGTTTCATCTTTAATTGTGCCGTAAGCAATGTAACCAAGATCAGGCAAATCTCTAAGGGAAAAAGTATTTTCATTCCAATTCCAAACTAATGCTTTGTCTACTTGACCTGTAATATTGTCAGCAGAAGGAAAGCAAGCAAGGACTTCAGACCTGTTGTAGTCAGTAACACAAAATGATTTCTTATACTGATCGCCATCAATGTAAGAAAATAAGTAGTCTCGCATCTTGTGGGGCAAAATACTTTTAATACGTTGCCCATCATTAATATACATATCTCCATTACCAAATATAAAATGACCACCATCAAATTCAGTAACACAGTTCTTTGCAAGAATACCAACATTGGGGGATATCTGCCTAAAAGCAAATATAAAAGGAGTCCCTACATATGTCATTGCATATATAGAATCTTCTTTGTAAATCATAAAAGTGTCTTGCAACGGAAGACCATCAAGAATAGCGCCCTTAGTATCCTCTAAAGAATACTCACCCGCATCTACTGTGGCATCGTTTTCATCCCAAGATGAAGGTACTCCGTTTACTGGAGCCTCAGTAGACCATTTAACAACTCTAGAGTTAGGTGTTCCTGATCTTGTAATATTTAAACTAACTAAAAAAGACCTAAACGATCTAAGTGATTTACACAATATACCTGATTGCCAGTTAGTTAAATCGCCTAGTTTATTAGATACTGATGGCACGCCACTGGATAAAGTCCACTCTTGAGGTGGATCAAAGTTATTTGTTAAAACAAGAACTCCGCCAATAACTGTTGACAACCAGTTTTCAGAAGCGGTTGCAGAGTAGTCATTATCAGATGTAGTAGCGTCTAATGGAGATACATTAATTCCATCAGCGTGAGCATAAGATGTAGTACCTGTTAAAGTAATTACTCCTGTGCTTGTGTCCCTTGCTGAATAAGTTAACACTTCATATGTCGAACCAGACCCAATCTTTAAGGTTCCAGTTGCTGACAAAGATGTAAGTACAGAACCTGTGTCTACTGTAATAGATGATGCTCCTGCTAATATAGCACCATTTACAGTTAAAACATTTTGTCTTGTAATGTTAGTCCAAGAAGTTCCATTGTGTACATATATCTTGTTAAGACCTGCAACAACCCAATACTCAGCAGTACCTGCTTTTATTTGAGTAATATAATAAGGCGCAATAGGGCAAGTTTCAATAACGGATGAATACCCCGGAGACTTCATTACAGCCCCATGTTCTAGTCTGACGTTATTGCCATCAGACCACGCATTAGCAGGTAATTGAAAAGGAGATATATCCTTTACAATTCCTAGTTGCCCAGATGTATCTACTGGTATTAATGCCATTATGGTTTAGGATATTTAGTCTTAACTGCCTGTCGCAATCCTTCCAACGCAGTGACAGATGCCATGCGTTCTTCGACTACGCCTTCCCATAGAGCAACGATTAGTTCGTCGATGGATGGGTATTCAGTCTGTCGATCACGTTGGTATTGTGTCTTTGCTTCTTCGGCAAGATGTGCATCCCATTCTGCTTCTCTTGCTTCAACTTCGGACAACTCCGCACTAGTCAACTTAACGGCTAAACCGTTAACTATTTTGTTTCTCATACGTCTACAACTCCATAAATTTTATAACGTAATCCCGATTTAATATCGCCACTGGTCGAATGTATTCTCAAGGCATTGATAGCATTGTTTCGAACATATCGACCAAGAGCGTTTACGTCATACATCAGACCATTCGCATAAGCAACAAACGTCCCGAAAGTTTTCCACCAAACAGAACTTGCCCCCTCGCAGTTAATATTATGAAGTTCGAGGGCAAGCGTAACGGGATAAGTTGCATTACTTTGAACTGTAATATCCTCCCTCATTAAAGCAGCATGAGTAGTTGTAGAACCGCCAATCATTACATTCCAATAATTTGAAGTTGTTATGAAAGAACTACCGCTATCTTCAGAAAACTCCATAATGATGTACGTATTGGTAGTCGCAACATTTAGATTTTCAAACTCAAGTTTGTAACCGTTGTAACTGGTAGGGCTTGGAAAAACAATATCAATATTTGCTGAATCTGACGAAGTTACAGTTTCTGAAATTGGTATTAAACCGCCCAGACCACTAGCAGTGCCGTTGTTTGTAATGGTTCCACCACTGTCAATTGTCAGCGTTCCACCACTAGGAATCGTTAGCCCACTGTCTTTAATTGTGACCCCATCGACTGCAACGCCATTTGCCGCAGTGCGTTCGGAGATCGTGTCAACTTTAACTTCACTCATTTCGGATATTCCTCCTTTACGGCTTCGACAGCATCAAGCCAAGTGCGTGAGCCTTCCGTTTGATCGTGAAACATCATGTCCATTTGTGTTTGCCAAGACGGATATGCTTCGGCTCTTGCTCTTGCGTATGCCTGAGAATCGTATTCGGCTTGCCACTCAGCGTTCGCTGTTTCGATTTCTGCTTCAGTTGGTTGTGGGGATGCGCTGTTCCATTCTTTGATGTAAACGCCATCGCCATCGTCTTGCAGAACGAAGTCAATGTTCGGCGTGAAGCCTAATTTTTCTAATCCGTTTGAGGTAATCATGTCAGCCTCGCAATGCTTAATCTGTTTTGAGTTGCAGTTGATCCACTGTGTGATGTCGCTTGCAGACTCAAAGTACCGTTACCGCCATTCTGGGTGTACACCTCCACATAGTCCGATGATCCATT